AGCAAGATCCTCTGGCAGTTAATCAGGCGATCGGCGAAGGCATGATCGGCGGCATCCGGTCCATGGCCACCGATCCGGTCGGCACCGTGCGGGGCGTCGTGAGCGACACCGCCGGCACCGTGCAGCGCGCTTTGACGAACACGGCGGCGGACTACCTGCCGGAAGGCGTAACGCTGGCCACCGCCACCCCGGATCAGATCAAGACGGCAAACGACGCGCGCTACGCTGACCTCGCGTCAACCGCTGCGATGGCAGTTCCTGGCACAAAAGCATTAAGGGCAGGAGCAAGAGCGGCAGGCTCTGCTTTGGGTCAAAGGTCTCTCGGAAATCAGGCCGCATCTGCGTATATGATAGGCCAGAAACTTGAGGACGTTCCGGGATACAAGGGCGCAACTGGGAAGCCCAGCAAAGTCAAAATGCCTTCAGGGGAGAGCTATGACGCGCGCCCTGTGAGCCAAATTGAAGAGGCTGCAAAGTCTTACATGAAATCTCAGAACATGGACGTCTCTGGGTTTGCTGAGTATCCGCCATTCAGCGAGCAGCGCGCGAGGCTTATTGCCGCCGCTTACGATATGATGGAGCACAACCCCACCGGCCCTGCGGTTAAGCGGGCTTATGACGCCATGATTGAGGAGACGATGGGTCAGTACCGGGCGTTGAAGGACGCCGGTGTTGAGTTTAAGTTTTTGAAGGAAGGCATGGAAGACCCTTACGCGGCATCTCCAGCCATGGGCTATCAGGACATTGTCGAAAACGGCAAGCTGTGGGTTTTCCCAACTGACTTCGGGTTTGGCACAAGCACATCCTTCGATGCGGCTGAAAACCCCTTGCTCAAAAGCGTTGGTAAGGTCGGAGATAAAAGCGACGCCGTGGCCAACGACGCATTCAGAGCCGTGCACGATGCTTTCGGGCATTTCGGCTCCGGCAATCCGTTCTTTAGGCGTCAAGGCGAGGAGCGGGCTTTTCTGGAGCACTCTCGGATGTATTCGCCTGCCGCTATAGGCGCAATGACGTCTGAGACTAGGGGCCAGAACAGCTGGCTTAACTCTGGGCCGTTTGGGATGTCCAACAGAACCGCGAACACCTCTGACACCGTTTTTGCAGATCAAAAATCTGGGCTCATGCCGTCTTGGACTAGCGAGCCGGCCGGGATGCCAGATCCAGATGAAACGCGATCACTTCTAAGGTATATTGAGAACCAAAAATGGCAAAAATAGCGGGTGGCTTGGGTCACAGGCCGACAGCAAAGCTGGCAGACTTAGAAGACGAGTTGGAGCGCAAGGCGCAAGAAGAGGCGCGCGAGTTTGAGAAGGCGAAAAAACATGGACTATGAGATAAACGAAATGGCCTCCGAGCTCGAGGCTGAACTGAACCCAGACGTCATGGACGACCAGGAGCTGCAAGGCATCGTCGGCAAAGAGATCGACGACGCCATCGACTTCATCGACAACTGGGTCTCCCCGGTGCGCGCCACGGCGACGCAATACTACCGCGGCGAGCCTTTTGGCGACGAGGAAGAGGGTCGCAGCCAAGTGGTGAGCATGGACGTGCGGGATACCGTACAAGCCATCATGCCGTCGCTGATGCGGATCTTCAACGGCTCAGACCGCACGGTTGAATACGTTCCGCAAAACGCGGAAGACGTGCCGGCGGCCAAGCAGGCCACCGAATACGCGAATTTCATCATCAACCGCGACAACCGCGGCTTCCTGGAGATGCACAGCGCCTTCATGGACGCACTGGTGCGCAAGGTCGGCATCCTCAAGTGCTACTGGGAAGACACGACCAGGTTTGAGACGATCGAATACACCGGCGTCGACGACAACGCCCTGGCGGCCCTCATGGCCGACCCGGCCGCCGAGGTCGACATCACCGTGAGCACGCCAGTGGGCGAGGCGCAGATCGACCCCATGACGGGCCAGATCGTCCCGCCACCCATGGCCCACGACCTGCGCGTTACTTACACGCACCCCGACGGCCGCGTGAAGCTGGAGGCTCTGCCGCCGGAGGAGTTCCTGATCTCGCGCGAAGCGAAATCCGTCGAGGAGGCTGACTACGTTGCGCACCGGCGCATCGTCACCGTGTCCGAGCTTGTAGCTATGGGCTACGATTACGACGAGGTCTACAACTTGTCGTCGACCAACGACGACATGGACACCAACGTCGAGCGCAACACGCGCAACCCGGCGCTGGCTAACGACATGAACGCCCGCAGCGACCCGGCCATGCGCAAGGTGCTGTACGTCGAAAACTACATCCGAGTGGACTACGACGGAGACGGCATTGCCGAGCTGCGCAAGATCTGCACCGGCGGCGACGGCAACGTCATCCTGAACAACGAGCCCTGCGCGATGGCGCCATTCGCCACGCTCTGCCCAGATCCAGAGCCGCACGACTTCTTCGGCATGAGCGTCGCCGACACCGTCATGGACATCCAGCGGATCAAGTCAGTCGTCATGCGCAACTCGCTGGACAGCCTAAGCCTCAGTATTCACCCAAGAATTGCTGTTGTCGAAGGCATGGTGAATATGGACGACGCCATGAACACAGAGATGGGTTCAATCGTCCGCCAGCGCGCCCCAGGCTCAGTCCAGCAGCTGACTGTGCCATTCGTCGGCCAGCAGGCGTTCCCGGTGCTGCAATACATGGATGAGGTTAAGGAGGCCCGCACAGGCATCTCCAAGGCGTCCATGGGCTTAGACGCCGGCGCCCTACAGTCAAGCACTGCGACAGCCGTGGCAGCCACTGTAAGCGCCGGACAGCAGCACATTGAGATGATTGCTAGGGTATTCGCTGAGACGGGCGTTAAGCGCCTGTACGAGCTTGTCCTGTACAATATCACCACGCACCAGGACAAGGCGCGCATGATCCGCTTGAACAACGATTTCGTGGAGATGGACCCCAGGGTCTGGAATGCGAACATGGACGTCTCTGTATCCGTAGCCCTGGGCCGCGGCACTGACACCGAGCGGATGATGATGCTGCGCCAGATCGGCGAGATGCAGAAGGAAGCCATGTCGACCATGGGGCCGCAGAACCCGCTGACCGACATCTCAAAGTTGAGCAACACGCTCAAGGAGATGACGTCGCTGGCCGGCTTCAAGGACACGTCGCAGTTCTGGAGCGATCCGGCGAAGTTCCAGCCGCCACCGCCAGACAACAAGCCCGACATCAACGAGCAGCTGATCCAAGTTCAGATCCAGCAGATCCAGTCGGACATGCAGAAGAAGGCGGCCGAGCTGCAACTGAAGCGCGAGCAGATGATTATGGAAGACGACCGCAAGCGCGACGAGCTCGAGGCCGACATCCGCGTCAAGGCAGAAGAGCTGAAGGCCAAGTACGGCACGCAGCTTGACGTCGCCCAGATCCGGGCTGACATGGCGATCAACCGCGAAGTGATGAAGGCCCAGGCTGACATAATCACGGAGGCGGCGCGTGAAGACTAAGCAGCAGATCATCACAGACGGCAAGCAGGCAGAGCGCCTGCTCGCCGACACGGATTTGCTTCGGTTTCTTGAGGAAGCCGAGGCGGATTGCTGGACGCAGTTCAAGGCAACTGGCCCCAGTGACACCGACAGCCGCGAGGCTGTTTACATGAAGTTGCGCGGAATTGACATGGTTCGCCAGTCGCTGCGCAGCATGGTTGATAACGCTACTATTGAAATGAAGATGAAAAAGTAGCATAATGGAGAGATAAGAGATGTCAGACAACAGCACCCCGCAAGGGACTGACCTGTACAGCGCTCAGAATGCAATCAGAAGTATGCTCGCGCCCCAAGAGGATAACGTGACGACAGATGATGCGCTTGAGGCAGAAGCCGCGCAAGTGGACGAAGCCGAAATGCCGGATGGCCAAGAGGAAGAGTATGAGGCGCAAGCTGACAACTCTCCCGTCGAGGGGTCTGAAAGCGATCTGGACGACGAAGACGACGATGACGGCGACCAATATGGAACCCTCGATTTATCCACGACTTTAGAGGTCGACGGTGAGGAGATAACCATTGAAGAGCTGCGCAGCGGACACCTTCGGCAGAAGGACTACACGCGAAAAACTCAGGAGCTCGCCGAACACCGAAAGGCTGTTGAAGCGAAAGATCAGGAGATTGATCGCGAGCGTGCTGAATATGCGCAACTACTGCCAGCACTGGCAGAGCGCATTCAACAGGAAGCGAAACAGGAGCCGGACTGGGACACTCTGTATGACACAGACCCCGTGATGGCAGCGAAGGCAGAACGCCAGTGGCGGAAGGAACAGGAGGAGCGCGTTGCGCAACTTCAGGCCGTCCAAGCTGAGCAGCAACGGATGCAACAGATTGAAGTGCAGAAGCGTGAGCAGATGCAGCAATCGTATTTGGAGCAGCAGCGTCATATATTGCCTGACATCATACCCGAGTGGCGTGACAAGAAAGTCGCGGCCACGGAAGCAACCCAGATACGGGACTTCCTCCTCGGCGAAGGTTTCAGCGAGCAAGACGTGAGCGGGATGTCAAATGCAACGCTTGTGAAATTAGCGAGGAAGGCGATGTTATATGATCGTGGAGAAACGCGGGCCAACGAGGTTAAAGCTAAACCTAAAAAGCCGCGCGCCAAGATATTGAAGTCGGGTTCCAGAGCGTCACAGCCTAAACGCACCTCAGCAGCACAGGAAGCGCAGAACCGCGCACGGAAAACTGGTCGCGTCAACGACGCCGCGGCCGCAATCAAAGCCTTGCTATAGGAGCATAAACTATGACTATCATTGCAAACACCTTTACGTCTTTTGACGCCAAGGGTATCCGCGAAGAGCTGGCAAATGTCATCTCGAACATCGCGCCAGAAGAAACACCCTTCACATCCAACGTCGGTTCCGAAAATGTGTCCAACACATTTTTTGAGTGGCAGTTGGATGATTTGTCCAGTGTTGACGTCACTCCAGTAATTGACGGCGACGATGTTGCATCATTTGACGCAACCACAGCAACCGTAAGGGTTGGAAATTACACGCAAATCCGCCGTCGCAGCATGATTATTGCTGACAACCTCGGCTTCCAGGATCTGGCCGGCCGTAACGACGAAGTCGCATACCAACTTGCCAAGCGTGGTAAGGAAATCAAGCGCGACTTGGAAACAATCTACACAGGCAACACAGCCCGTTCCGCCGGTTCAGCATCTGCTGGTCGCGTAACCGCTGGCCTGGGTGCGTGGATTGCAACCAACGTCAACAAAGCTGGCGACGGCACCAACCCAACTGCGGTTGACGGTTCCGACGCCCGTAACGACGGCACGCAGCGTGACTTCACAGAAGCCATGTTGAAAGACGTGATGCAGAAAGCATACACAGCCGGCGGCAACCCATCCGTTCTGATGGTTGGCCCATACAACAAAACTGTTGTTTCTGGCTTCGCAGGCATCGCGGCTCAGCGCTACCAAGCCCCAACTGATGGCCCAACAACCATCATCGGTGCAGCTGATGTTTATCTGAGCGACTTCGGCGCCTTGACTGTGGTTCCAAACCGCTTCAGCCGTGAGCGTGACGCTTGGTGCCTCGACACAGAGTACGCGTCAATCGCAACTCTGCGTCCGATCCAAGCTGTGGATCTTGCCAAAACAGGCGACGCAGAGAAGAAAATGCTCATCTGCGAAACTGGCCTCAAGGTATCTAACGAAAAGGCCCACGGCCTGATCGCTGACTTGAACGTATCGTAAGTTTGGTGGGGCGGCTTCGGTCGCCCCATTCACTCTGGAGGTAAAGATGAAAAGACTTTTTAGCCGAGACGAAGCCGCCGGGATCACGCGGTACTGGCACGTCAAGCAGAACGGCGAATACGTTATTGAGACCGTGCAGGACAGCACAAAAATCATCGAAGCAAACAAGCGCTCGTACAACGACGTGTCGGGTAAATTCGGAGAACACGCAAAGGTGGCCTCCATCCCGCTTTCCGTGTATTATGAGTTGAAGAAGCAAGGCATCGCTGACGATCCGAAAGCCCTACGCAAGTGGCTAAACCAGTCGGAAAATAGGGCGTTTCGCACTCGAGAAGGTACACTGTAATGGCGATCACAACGTATGACGAGCTAAAGTCTAGCATCGCCAACTGGCTTAACCGCGACGATCTGACGGCGGTCATACCAGATTTTATTTCAATGGCTGAGGCTAATTTTAATCGTAGCGTTCGCCACTGGCGAATGGAGAAGCGTTCAACTGCAATTGCGAATACTCAGTACACGGCGCTGCCTGAAGACTTCATTGAGCCTTTGCGGTTCAGCATTACAAGCGGAACAACAACACGGCTTGAAATGCTCAGTCAAGCGCAAATGCTTGACCGCCGTGAGTCTTCTGATAATGTTGCAAACAATTCAAGGTTTTATGCAATTACGGACGGCTCTATTGAGTTGCTTCCTACGCCATCATCGGACCAGACACTTGAAATGGTTTACTATAGCAGACCAACCGCCTTGAGCGACGTAAACAATTCAAATTGGCTTTTAACTTACTATCCAGACGCTTACTTGTATGGGTCGCTAGTTCACAGCGCGCCATATCTTGCAGATGATAGCCGCTTGCAGGTTTGGGCTGCATTGCTTCAAAGAGCTATTGATGCTATTAACTATGACAGTGATAAGGCAAAACACGGCGGATCTGGCCACCGCATGAAAATTAGGAGCTTCTAAATGGCAACTTTAAATGATCGAGTGTTTGACAACGGTTTGACCGTTTTAGACACAGAGGGCAACCGCGTAGACATATGCTCTCAGGAGCCGACGACTTATGCGCAGGCCACCAGCACTTATAGCTTGGGCAATGAGACTAGCATTAGCATCTCAGCTCCGGCAGATGCCTCGCCAAACGGGCGCAAGGTTACGCTGGCTGCAATTACTGGCGCGTCTGTCACAGGAACTGGCACCGCTACGCACTACGCAATTGTTGACACGTCAAATAGCCGTTTGCTCGCGACCGGTTCTTTGTCTGCGTCTCAGGCGGTAACTTCTGGAAACACATTCAGCTTGACAGCTTCAGACATCCGCATCCCAGATCCAGCCTAAGGAGTAACCTATGGTCACTCTTGTAAATCGGGCAAAGATGTCCACCAGTACAACAGGTACTGGAGCAATCACGCTTGGCTCTGCTGAGAGTGGCTACCAAAGTTTTGCCGATGCGGGAGTGGCTGAC